TAACACGTTCAAGTACTCAGGAGACACTTTTCAAAACGTTTCTTATCTTGAAACCGCGATTGAAGTTGTGAAAAACTGCTCTCTTACTTATGAAGCGGACACTAAAGAAAACATTCTCGATTTGGTTGAGGAGTTTTCTAAGACCTATGGAATTCGACTTGAATATGAAGTTGTTATCCAAAACGGCAAGTTCTACCGAATTAAAGTAAAAGTAGTGGCGGCTAAGATAGGAATCACGATGAAAAGCACTCTAGGAACAATCACTGACCTAAACGTCAATGACACAAATGAGATAAGCTTAAACAAAGTTTATTACATTCCAAAAGCAGAAAACACTCAGCATACTTCTCAAATCATTTATTACCTAACCAATGATGGCCAAGTGGTAACAACCGCTCCAGCCCTCAAAAGAATTCCTAAAGTGAAGGTAAAATACGAATTCTATTCTGATAAAGACTATGATTCATTGCTCACTAAAGCTACTAAAGCATTGGTGGACTCTTCACTTGAGCATTCAATTACATTTAACTTCTCATTTCACACCAACCAAATAGAGGCTTTGAAGAATCTAAAAGTTGGTGCAATCGTGAGATTTATCACAGAAAAGAAAACCTATGACACCATTGTGAGCAAAATGGAGTTTAAGGGTACTTTCAATGTCGCTAAGGTTACTCTTGGCGAATATCGTCTGTCTTTGACAGATAAACTCAAATTATTTGATAGGAGGTCAATTTAATGGCTATTCAAAAAATCACATTTGATGCCGCTTCAGTGTCTAGCAAAATGGATGCTGATATCAATCACTTTTTGACAAGTGGTGTGAACGGCATTTTTTATGGCATTTTAGGAAGATGCCAAGCTTCAGTAAGCAATAATTACATTTCTTTTCAAAATGGATACGTGCAAGTATATGGTAGAAGAATTTATGTTGAAAGTGGCACTAAGATTTCAGTCTCTTTAGATGGCTCAGCTTATGGTTATGTCATAATCAAAATTGATCTCGGAAACAATGTAATCTCCTTAGAGAAGAAAGAAGCTAGTTCATCTTATCCAACACTTACTCAAAACGATTTGATGAATGGTGGACTGATTTATGAGTTTCCTCTTTGCAGATACACCAAAACATCATCTTCAATCACTTTGGATTCCACTTATGATCCACCTTTTATTCAGAATGACCAAACAAAGATTAACGAAAAGGCAGTAGAAGTGAAGAATGATGCAAGTTCTAGATATGGTCCAGTTTGGGATATGTATTCTTCTCTTTCCTACGGAAATTGCTATGTATTTGAGGACATCAATAGTTCAAATGCTTTCAATGCAATTATTAGTGTTTATGTTGGTGGAACAAACGTGCTATTTTGCGGTGCTTCAGTAGGAGGTAGTGGCGGAATTGTTCATTATCGCTATAACGGTCAAGATTGCACTCTTTCTTGCCAATTAACAAGTTCAAAACTTTATGTAGAAGATTCAAGGGGGAACCAACCAAGATATGCAAGAGTTATTAGATAGACTATTTTCACCAAACAAAATTCTCCTTTGCTATAAGTGTGGATCATCCATTTTTGGACTTAGCGAAGATGAAAGTGATAAAGATTACACAATTATCATCGAAGGCTTTGATAGCTGCAATGTTGTCAAAACTGATGATTGTGACTTCTTTACCTTTGGCAGAAGCTATTTTGAAAAGCTTAAAAACTTCGATAAAGGTTGTCTTACTTACTTCCTTTGCTGGCTAGATAACACTTTACTTGCTAAAGAAAATATTGTTTATGTTGACGATTCAATCAAAGACAAATTAGATGAGTTTTTATTCATTGATTTCAAGAAACATTTCAAAGATTGGCTTTATCGTTTAATTGCCTACTTTGGAATTAGATTGGAAAACTACAAGGACGAGAAAAGTCTTTATCACTTGTACCGCGTTGAATCTCTAATTCGACACTACAAGGAAACTGGCAAGTTTGAATATTACTTCTCTAAAGAGAACCAGGAACTAGCCAGAGACTTGAAAACAAACCTCAACATTGAAAAGCATCTCCCAAAATTGAAGGAGATTTTTTCTTACTTAGTTTCACTTTATAAGGAGGAAACGCTATGAGCCATGTAGTTGAAATTATTATTACCACAGCATCAGTTATTACTGCTTTGGGAGTTATCTTTGGAATCCTATTTGGATTCTTTAAGTGGCTTATGAAAAGAGACAGGAACGATGTTGAGATTAAGGAAATCAAAGAGGAACAATCAATCCTCACCAAAGGTGTTCTTGCTTGCCTCAAGGGTTTAAAAGAGCAAGGCTGCGATGGTCCGGTAACCTTAGCGATCACGGAGATCGAAGACCATATTAACAAGCAAGCTCATAAATAGGAGGGCTTATTATGAACCAAATCTTATTGAACATTTTAGCGGCGGTGACGACCTGTATCATCTTGCCGCTTATCAGCTTCCTGGGAATTAAACTCTCCCAGTGGTTGTCTACGAAAATCAAAGATGAAAAAGCTGCGAAACTATTAACTCAGGCAACTGAAATAGTGGTTACCGCAGTTAAATCAGTCTTTCAGACTTATGTTGAATCACTAAAGAATAGTGGAACCTTTGATAAAACCGCTCAGCTTGAAGCACTACACAAAGCAAAAGCTATTGTGACTTCTGAGCTAACAGTTGAGTTGAAAGATTTCATTGTTTCAAATTATGGTGATTTAGAAAGTTGGATTACTAACCAAATTGAAGCCTCTATTTACAAATTGAAAAATTAACAAATGCCCATGAAAGGCTAGATATAGCTGAGTAGTGGGATTTTTGTTTGATGAGTGTTTTCACGTGATATAATAAATGTGCGTATATAGGAGGTTCGTATATGAAAAAGAGACTTTTAGGTATAGTTTTGGGTTTGTTTGCCATTTTTTCGATAGCGGCTTGTTCAATAAACAACGACAATAATGGAAACAGTTCGAGTGGAAGTTCGACGATTCCGTCTTACCAAGGAATGACTGTATCACATTCAAATGGAAGTAATATTAGAAGCTTACATAGAAATGGTGAAGGTGATCCTGAAATTGATGATCATGGTGATCATGATGAAGATATAGAAACTGATATAACGGACATTGTGACAATAGATGTTCAAGCAGATGATGAAGTTAAGTATTATGTAAGGCCCAATGAAACATTCATAATCGAAGTTCATATATCAAACCCTAATGATTATGAAATACAATCATTTACGTTAAATGGTAAAAAATACGCCAACTATATGTTTAAAGATGGTTCAACAATGGAGTTATTGCTGTTAGAAACTACGGCCCCTTCGACATCTGGATATATAGAATATACAATCGATGCTATCAAATATATTGATGGGACAGAGATTAAAGATGTTGATATGTCCAAGGGTGACAAATCAATTAAAGCAGGTGTGGCTTATACCCAAGCCCCAACCGCTTCAATTACTAGCTATAACGTTAATACGACCTATATCGAAATGGATATTAATGTTTTAGATCCACAAAATTTAATTGGAACCAATCAGCTTTCAATCTATCTTTCTGATGGAGAACAAGCCATTGCTTCAAAAGATTTAAAAGTTGGCGATAATTCTGTGAAGTTTGATAATTTGGTTATGTCAAAAACATATCAATATGGTATTGTTACGGCTTTTGATTTTGTTGATGGTAAAGACATACACTCTGAATGGATTTTAACAAATTTTTTTACTACATTAGGAGCTTACCAAATAAGTAATGTCAATGCTTCAAAAACTTCTGTTACATTTGATGTTAATAGAACTGGAGAAGTTGGAGCTATTGATTCAATCTCTTTGTATGACGCGACAACTAATGAGCTGGTTGATAGAGGAAATTCTTCTATTCGCTCATTTAACAATTTACTATCTAATCACACTTATAATCTTTATGTGGATTTTTCATATCAAGTTAATGGCGAAATAATTAGTGATTGGGTTGCTTGCAAAGACATTACAACAGTTGCAAAAGTAGTGCCGACATTAACATTCGATTCTTCTTCAAGCGACAAGACTTCAGTCTCATATAGTGTGTCTACTGAGGATACCGATGGTATTTTGAATATCACTAAGGTTGAACTTCTCAAAAATGGTGAAACTGTCAAAGATAATGGAACTTCTCTTACTGGCTCATTTACCGGATTGCTATCAAATAACCAATACTCAGTAAAAGTATCGTATACATACGATTTAAACGACGGCCAAGGAGCAATTGCTAACTCAATAACCAAAGACATTACAACAGTTGCAAAAGTAGTGCCGACTGTTACAATTTCTAACGAAGAAACAACTGATACTACCATTAATGCCGATATTGGATTTAATGATGAAGATTCGGTTGGTTTTATTGAATCTGTTAAGCTGTTTAAAAATGATGAACTTATTTCAAACAATTCATCAAAAGCTATAAACTTTAATAATCTAGATTACTACACCGATTATACAGTTGTCGTAACTTATAAATACGATCTAAATGATGGTGTTGGCATCCAAACTAATACACTGACTAAAGATTACAAGACATCCCCTCATTTAGTCTTTAATTCCTGCAAAATCATCAACACTTCTGCGGTTAGCGAAGGCGAAACAATCTATATGCAGGTTTCTTTGGATAATCCTTCTGTTGCTCTTCCTTCAAGTGTTACTGTCAATGGACAGTCGTATGCCTGCACTGGTTCAACGACACCGAGTAAGATTTATGTTGAAATAGTAAACGATGGTCAATTTGAGGGGGGTAATACTCTTTTAACGATTGAAAGAGTCAATATGAGTTTAGATGGAAATAATTATATTGTAAAACCAACCGAAAATAATTCTGGATCAATTTTTATCAATGGTGCTTTGAGCGTTGAATCGCTAGTCTTGGCAAACGATTCTGGAGAACAGTTAAATTATTGCACTCCGGCCGATTCAATGTTTTTATACTTAACGCTTAAAAACAAAACTGGATATTCAATTAGCAACACATCGTTGGGAAACGATTGGATTAAAATTGATAATGAGCATTTTAAGAAAAGTGTCAGTTTAAGTTCTGGGTGGAATTCATTCAGATTGACTTCAATCTCATATTCCAATGAGTATCTTTCTAAGACGTTAAATGTTGGCGGATGCTCTACCGAAAAAGTCTTTAAATCATCAACTTCTATTGCGACCGAAATAAGTAGTGTCTCAGAATTAATGAATACAACTTATAATGGAGGGCTATACAAGCTTACTTCAGATATTGATCTTTCTGGAATTGAATGGACTTGCATAAACTCATTTAGAGGTGTTTTTGATGGGAATGGTCACAAAATTACAAATATGAGCAATGTTTCTACTGTTACAGATAAAAATGTAAACATTGGTTTATTCAAAGAAGCGACAGGCGTTTTCTATGATATGAAGTTGGAAGACATCACCATTATGATGACAATGAATTCTTCGACCGAAACAAATTATAGTTTTAATTTTGGAGGATTTGTTTCAGGAGATACATATAATGGAAATTGTGCATTTATCAATTGTACAGTTGGTGGTGATGTAAGTGTAAACAATACAACTGGTGGTGCGTGTTACGCTGGAGGCATTATGGGATCAGAGTGGCCATATCCTGGATACATGCTCGTTTCCGGATGCGGTATCAACGTGAATATTTCTTTAAGAAACGGAGACAAACCAACTGGTGTTGCAGCTGGTATTGTTGGCCAATACGCATGGGCTAGTTTGCAATTGTACATTTATAATTGCGATGTTCGTGGTTCTTTAAACGCTTCAAGTGTTGCTATTTTAAATGGTGCAAGCCCTTGGTCAACTTGCACCGTTGAATATAAAAACAACACATGTGATATGTATCTGAAAGGCACAAGAACAACTCTAATCGAAGATTATTATTTCTTTG